TGCTGCTACCCTGGACGCTTCTGCGTTCAACCTGTCTGGTTTGACTGAACTGAGACTGGGTTCACTGGGTGGTCAGATTGGTGAGGCGATCAACGAATTCTCCTCTGACGAGACCATGAGTGGTAACTCCAACACTGCAACCCCAACTGAATTCGCGGTTCGCGGATTCGTTACTAGAGGTAACATGGGTGTTGAGCAGATGGTTCCACCTAAGGGAACAACTGCACAGAGACCTGCAGGTCCACTTCAAGGTGGATTTAGATTCAACACAGATCTGGGATCCTTTGAAGGATACAGTGGAACTGCTTGGGTGCCCATTGGTGGTCTGCAGAACGTAGATGTAAACACTACGTATACTGCTAGTGTCTTCCAGACTCTCTGGTGTAATACTCAGTCTGGTGGATTTACAGTTACTCTACCTCCAACACCTAACAAAGGTGATGTTGTTAGAATCCTTGACGTTGCTAAGACATTTGATAGTAATACACTTACTGTTGGTAGAAATGGCAAACCTATCATGGGAGATGCTGCGGATCTTACGGTTACTACCGAAGGTGCTGCATTCGATCTAATCTTCTACAATGATACGTATGGATGGAGAATATTCAGCGTATAATTATTGATTAATGGGGGGAACTTAATGTTCTCCTCATTTTGTATTATGGTCATTTAATAAATAATAAAACGAGGGATTAGTTAAAACAAATGGCATCCTACGGAAGTTACAAAAAAATTATACAAGGACAGATTCAGGATGGATCTGTTCCTAATAGTGCATTAGCAGCTGGTGCTGGATTAGCATACAATGTGCAGCATGTTTATGGAGCACCTACTGTCTGTACTACTGGTTGTTGCTGTCTTTGGACAGTTCCAACTGGTGTAAAGAGAGTCACATTTGAAATGTGGGGATCTGGTGGTAATGGCCATGGGTTCTGCAGTTGTAGTCGCTGCCATCACTATGCAGGCGCTAGTGGCGGATATTATAATTCTAAGACTATTTCTGTTCAAGGAGGTTGGACTTATACTATTTGTGCTGGTGGTGTTTATGGATGCTGCTCTAGAGAATGTCTAGGATGTCGAGGTTGCTCTTCATATGTAAATGGATGCAACTTAACTAACTTCTGTGCTATTGGTGGTAAAGAGGGTTGTGCAAATACCAGCTGGGATACTCCATGTAATTCCTCTTTCTCATGCTGCCTGGCTCCCGTCTCTAATGGTGGTGATTTTGGAATGGGAAATCATGCTGGTACATTTGGCGGTTCAGCATTCTGTCATTGCAACTACGTATTCTCTTGTACGACTGGTGCTCCATTCCTCGCTTCTGGTGGTACTGGAGTAAATGCTTCAGTAAATTGTTGGGTTCGTTGTGGTTGCTGGACTGTACCTTATGCTACAGGTGGTCAGGGTGGTCAGACCACATATTGTGGATCTGGTAACTGCGGACAAGGTGGTACTGGTGGCAGTGGACTTGTTAAAATTACATATCTCTGATAGGAGTATACAACTAAAATGGCATCTTATAACAGTTACAAAAAGATATCCGCAGAAGGTATTGTCGATGGTGCAGTTGACGCTGTAGACTTTTCAACAGCATTGAATGGGACATTTGGCGTAAAATGGGTTTACGCAAGCCCTAATGCATGTAGTACTGGTTGTTGCTGTCTTTGGACAGTTCCAACTGGTGTAAAAAAACTACAGATTCAAATGTGGGGATCTGGGGGTAATGGTTCAGGTGCATGTTCCTGTAATCGTTGTCACCATAATCTTGGTAGTCAAGGCGGATATTACAATGTCAAGACTATTGATGTCTCTGAAGGTTGGACTTATACCGTTTGTGCTTCTGGTGTTTATGGATGCTGCTCTAGAGAATGTACGGCATGTTATGGATGTAGCTCCTATGTAAATGGATGCAACTTAAGTAACTTCTGTGCTCGTGGTGGACGAGGTGGATATGCAAATACCTCTTGGAATACTCTTTGTACTGGAGTTAATGATTGTTGTGTTGGTCCTACTACTAATGGTGGTGATTTTGGAATAATGACTATGCATCCACATTGGGATGGTGCTGAGTTTGTTTATGATAGAGGATTTTGTCACTGTTATAATAGATCTACCTTCAGTAGTGGTGCTCCACTAATTGGAGCAACTACTCAAGAATCAATTAGAGCATGTTGGATGCGCTGCGGTTGTTGGCAAGCTCCATATGGTGCTGGTGCTCAAAACGCTAAGACTACCTATTGCGGATCTAGTTGCTGCGGACAAGGTGGTACGGGTGGACCTGGACTTGTTAAAATAACTTACTTTTGATACTAAATACAATCATAGAGAGATCCTAAAAAAATGGCACAGTATTCCAATTATAAAAAGGTTAGCGGGGGAGCTTTACCCTCGGGATCAATTCCAGCGACTGCTTTAAATACCACTGGATTGGACACTTGGAATGTCAAGTGGTTCTGGGGATCTCCTAATGAATGCACTCCTGGTTGTTGCTGTCTTTGGACAGTTCCAACTGGAGTAAAAAGAGCTCATATTGAGATGTGGGGTGCTGGAGGAAGTGGAACTGGTGCTTGCTCTTGTAGCCGCTGCCACGTATATCGTGGAGCTCAAGGTGGATATTATAATTCCAAGATGATTGATGTCTCTGAAGGTTGGACTTATACTGTTTGTGCTGGTGGTGTTTATACTTGTCGTAATAGAGAGTGTTGTGGTTGTCAGGGATGTAGCTCCTTTACAAACGGATGCAACTTAAGTAACTTCTGTGCTATTGGTGGTCATGGGGGAATCGCTTGTAATAGTTGGTCCCTAGGTTGTAATTCTTATATGCCATGTTGTCTTGGACCTGCTACTAATGGCGGTGATTTTGGAATGGGCAATCACTTGGGTGCAATGTGGAATCCTAAAGGATTTTTCTGTCATTGCCATGGTAGATATTCTATGCCAACTTCTGCACCATTCATTGGAACCCAAGTGCAGGTACAACAACAATTCTGCTGGGTTCGTTGTGGTTGCTGGACTGTACCTTATGGTCATGGTGGGCAGAATGCTCAGACTAATTATTGTGGATCTAGTTGCTGCGGACAAGGTGGTATGGGCGGTAGCGGACTTGTAAAAATTACTTACGTCTGATATAATTTAAATCCGTGTGAAGGAAGTGATCGAGGGGGATGTTAACCACACCCCCTCGTTTTTATTTTCCATATAAATACTAACGAAGGAGTAAACCCGAACAAATCCTAACTATTATGGCAACACAACAAATCAAAGTCGAGTTTGATCTCGCTCTTCCTAACAACTTTCTGGTAGATCATAGCACTAGTGCTAATAAAACTCGTAAATCAGAATATAATGGACCAGATAAAATATATCTACAAATCGGTGCAAATGGCCAAGAAGTTGCTGGTCCACTGACTGAGGATGATATTATTGATGGTCGTCCAATGCCAGCAGATTGTGTTGATTGGATGGAAATTGACTGTGCAACTGATCCTCTTGTTTGTCAACTCAGAGGACCTGTCTCTAATGAAATTGAGGAAGAATATACTGGAGAAGTTGTACATCCTGGATCACCAGTTGTAACAGGATATCCTCAGTTCTCTTATTCAACTCCAATTATGCCTGGAGATGTCTATGACAAAAATACTATGGTAATTGTTGATGGATCTCCTACCTTCAATAGATATACTGTACCCCAAAAACTTCATGATAAGGATGCCGATTTAACTTGGGAAGATATTAGAAAGCATAGAAATCAGATGCTTGAGCAAACTGATTCTAGAACTGGTACTGATATGCCAGATTCACTTCTCAATGAGTGGAAAGCATATCGAGTTCTTTTGAGAGATCTTCCTGCAACTCTCGAAGCAGCTGGTGTAGAACCAAATATTGCCTACTACATGTTCCCTGATGCACCTGGAACAGAGATTGCTCCTGAGTGATTGGCATGATTGATAATTTTAAAATTTACAAATTTGACTATATTATAGAAAACCAAGCAGAGATCATCGAGACAGCACTTCTCTGTCACGATGCTCTCATCTCCGATGGATTTGGAGACACTACATGGAGTTATTATTTGTATAATATCTTCAGTGTCTCCTCTCCATCTTTACATTATATGAATATCTTTAGAAGAGTTAGGGATATAATTAGAGAGAATGTGCATGAAGATAATATCTGGTTTCAGGCATGGTTAAATGTGCATAGTTATGATAATGTGCTAGATTGGCATAATCATACCGCACCATACCATGGTTACATTGCATTAGAACCACAAGATACTACCACCGAGTTTGAGAACTGGGAGGTTAAGAATGATTGTGGAAATATTTATTTTGGTAATGGTAATGTGAGGCATAGGGTAGTAAATAACTCACAATATACTGGTAGAAGAATCACGATAGGGTTTGATGTGATACCTGAGAGTGCTTTTGAACATGGTCGTCCGACTAAACAATATGGAGCTATGCCACTTTTATAATGTTTAATATAAATTCTGAGTTGTCGGCAAAGGTTGTTAACATAAGTGATAATCAAGTAATTGAAATTGAAAATTTTTATCAAGATCCAGATGAGATACGAGAGTATGCTTTAGTATCTAAGAAATACACTAAAGAAGAACATCCAGATCTTCTTGCATATGCTACGGGACGTAGAGTATGTGAAGATACTCTTGAATTGGGGTTTCGAGTTGGACAAGTATTTGAAGATCTATGCAATCACCCTGGTTGGTTGGTAGAATTTGATAAGGAGAAGCATGACAGATCTATATCAGCAATGAGATTTATGGTTAATGTTGCGAGTAATAAAGAAATATTGGATGCAAGTGTTGATAGTTTTAAAGTAGCACATTTAGATCCTCCATTTCTTAATTGGGCATGTGTCGTTTATTTGAATTATGATGATGAGTGTGAGGGCGGAACAGGATTTTACTCTCAACATACTACTAATACAATAAAACTTGAACATATAACTAAAATGAAGTATAATAAAGCAGTGTTATATCCTACTAATATGCTCCATGGAGCTATCTTGGAACATGATATGTTTAAAGATCATGATCGCCTAGTGCAGGTTATGTTTCTGTGATAAATAACCCAGAATAAATTATTCTTATATCATCTTTTGGAGATGTGAATTTATGAGATCGAAAGCATTTTTTGTCAATGGTGGAGCTGGCAGAGTTATTTGCTCCATCCCTGCATTTGAAAAGTATGCAGAAACTCACGACGATTTTATAATCGTTTGTGAAGGGGGTACTGATTTTTTCAAAGGTCATCCAACATTAGATGGTAGAGTCTTTGATCATTGGCATAAAGGATTGTTTGAACAAGAGTTGAAGCATAGAGATGTTATAACGACTGAACCATATAGAGTTTGGGAATACTATAATCAAAAGTGTAGTCTTGCTCAAGCATATTATATTCAGATTAATGAATTGAGTGAACCTCGTGAACTTCCTGCACCAACAATAGTTCTTGGTAAAATGGAAGTTATTGGTGGATACAATTCTGTTGAAGAGGTAAAGAAAGGAACAGGAAAAGATAAGATTCTTGTTGTTCAACCTTTTGGTAGGTCTGTTGAGTCTGTTGGTAATGATTTTATTGCTGATCCATCTTCGCGTAGTTTTTCTTTAAATAATATTGTTAATATTATTAATGATTTGAAGAAAGATTATGCAGTTATTATCATGAGTGAGATTGAATTTCCTCTTGAAGAAAATGAAGAGAAAGCAAAGTATAAAGTTGCAAGACCTCAGATCCAAGATACGAGGATGTGGGCAGCAATCATTAATGGTGCAGATCACTTTCTTGGATGTGATAGTATGGGGCAACATATTGCCAAAGCATTTGGTAAGACTGCAACAGTAGTTACTGGATCTACATACCCAGTTAATATTACTTATCCTGACGATAATGATTTTGATGTTATTGATGCTGGACTTGACAGGAGAAAATATTCTCCAATTAGATTGACTATGGCAGAAGATATTGATCGTTATAACGATCAAGCAATGGAACTTGATAAAGAACAAGAACGACAAATTATCGCATCTGTTCGTAAGAGAATGGGTAAGGGAACTGCATATACAAACTATGCAAAGGCATCATCAACAGCACCTAAGAATTCTGCTCAACCACAACTAAACGGAAGTAACAGTAGTAGTTCATTTAATGCTCCAAAACCTGATATCAAAAAACCAACTAAAGGGTTCTTAACTAGTGTTGATGCTGCAACACAACAGTCTAAAGTTGATGGCCAAGTAAAGGACATTCTAAAGAATCTTAATTGAGGTAAATAATGGCACAATGGATTGCTGCAGTTGCTAGAGGGCATAACTCTGGAATTTGCTTGTTAAAAGATGGTGAGATGGTTCTCTCTATTGAAGAAGAACGTCTATCAAGACATAAGTATGATGGTGGACCCATCGCATCTATGGTAAAGATTCTTGAGTATACTGATAAATTAGATTATTTGGTCATTGCTCATACCCAACCATTAGGTGACAGTGGTAAGATTGATTTTACTGGTGATGATTTATACACTGGTATTGCAAGAAAGTTGGGGTTAATTGATCGCAAAGAAGATCTTTATAATCATCCTCAGGTTATTGACCTTAGTAGAACACATCATAAACTACATGCATCTTGCGCTTTTTATAGGTCTGGATTTAAGTCTGCAGTTGCTTTGGTTGTTGATGGTGCAGGTACGTTCATTCCTATGAACATTGGTAGAGAACAAGAACTCACTTGGGAACTTGAATCTATGTTTACTTGTGAGTATCCCGCACAGTTTAAAACAATTTATAAGCATCAGGCAGGTAGAGGTCCTTGGGGATCTGCAAAGATTGATGAATTTGATAGTAGTGGTGAGGGTGAAGAAGGAACTCATGAGTTTATTCTTGATGAGAGTGCTGGTATTACTAAGGCATATGAAGCCGTAACACAATATTGTGGGTGGGCACCTATCGAAGCTGGTAAGACTATGGGACTATTCCCATATGGAAAACCAAATGATAAAATCCCACAAATCTATTCTGATAATGGTGGACTTGCTACTTGGAAAACTGCAGATAGGGATGTAATTGTACCAACATATCCAAATGGTGCTGTAGTAAATGAAGGTAGATATGAATTTTTAAACACTTCAATTGATGTGAATAAAGATGATTTGACCTTACTCGAAAATCGTAGGGATATGGCGTATGCTATCCAAACAGAATCTCAACAGATGGTTTTGGATCTTATTCGTAAAGCAGTTAAAATCAGCGGCAACAAAAATGTTGTTCTGTCTGGTGGATATGGTTTAAATTGTGTAGCAAATTATTGGTATCTTGATCAACTCAAGGGTGAAGGAATTAATCTTTATGTTGAACCTGTAAGTAATGATGCGGGTACTGCCATTGGAGCTGCTTATTACATTCATCATCAAACAACAAATGACATGACTATTAGAGATAGAATCACTGACCTTTATTATGGTCCTGAATATGAATACTCTGCTGAGTATATTGAAGAAACATCTAATCGTTGGGGAGCAACTTCAATCAAAGGCGGTGTTGAGTATGGAGATGTTATTGATTTAATTGCTAACAAAACTATTGTTGCTATGTTCCAGGGTAGATCTGAAGCTGGTCCTAGAGCATTAGGAAATAGGTCTATCATGTATGATCCTCGCGATCCTAATGGAAAAGATCATGTTAATAGTGTGAAACATCGTGAGTATTTTAGACCCTTTGCTGGATCTATTCTTAAAGAACATGTTAATGAATGGTTTGATCTCCGTGGAATGGATGAAACTCCATTCATGATGTATGCCGTTAGGTGTCAAGATGGAATTGAAGAAAAAATTCCTGCAATTATCCACGTTGATGGTACATGTAGAATTCAAACGGTAACTGAAGATGTTAATCGTCATTACTATGGGTTGATTAAAGAGTTTTATGGCAGGACTGGGTGTCCAATAATCTTTAATACTTCATTCAATCTTGGTGGAGAACCTTTGGTAGAAACTCTTGATGATGCACTTAGAACTTTAGCAAATTCTGACATAGAATATCTTTACTTACCAGAGTATCAGATCCTAGTTGAGGTTAAGAATGGATGATAAAAAATTTATTTGCAATTCCTATATTTGAGGATGTAGTTGATCTTGATAAGATTCATATTGAATCTAAAGAGTATAATACTACCTGGGATAGTGAGATTAATACTAGTTTTGGGACGGAACATAATGTTTCGGAAGAGACTTGGATACATCTTAATGAAGTAGTATCTAGGAATATTAATGAGATACAATGCTCTTATGAGAATGCTAGAATAGATGGTATATGGAGGAATGTTTATACCAAGAATGATTATCAAGATCCTCATATTCATCCACATTCGCAATGGAGTTTTATAATATATGAGACTGTGCCAGAGTCGAAGACGCTATTCTTTAATCCTTCAATGAAGGATATTCAGAATCAAATATGTGGCAATGGCACACCCCAATTTCCTCTTGACTATAAACCAAAATTGAAAGCAGGATCTATTATTATATTCCCATCATTCCTTATGCATATGGTCACTCATGGAAATGAGGGATCAACTATATCTGGCAACGTATACTTGGATTATAAACCATGACCAAAGTATTTGTTAATGGTACATTTGATCTTCTTCATAGAGGGCACTTAGAACTTTTAAACTTTGCAAAGTCTTTGGGTGATAAAGTTTACGTCGGTATAGATACTGATCGAAGAGTGTCTGAAAAGAAGGGACCTACGAGACCAATATATAATCAAGAAGAAAGAAAGTTCTTCTTAGAAAATTTAAAGTCGGTACATAAAGTAAACTTATTTGATTCTGATTTTGAATTGGAAGCAATGGTTAATTTTATTCAACCTGATGTTATGGTTGTTGGATCAGATTGGAAAAATAAATCTGTGATCGGGTCTATGTATGCTTCAAAGTTAGTATTTTTTAGTAGAATTGGTGATTATGCAACCACAAAAACAATTCAAAGTATTATTGATAGGGGAAACTTGTGATGATGAATATGTCTATGGGGATGTAGAACGTATTAGTCCAGAAGCTCCTGTTCCAGTTCTTAAGTATGATAGAACTGAAATCCATAAGGGTATGTCTGCAAACGTGAGGGCAAACCTAGAGTCTTTTGGTGTGTTTGTAAATCACATTACAAATAAAAAACCTATAATAAAACGTAGGTTGGTTGATAAAGGTAGTAACCAACAATTGATGCGAGTTGATATTGAATCTGAAATCGATTCCCTCAAACCATCTGAAGTTAAGTCTGCATTTGTTCATATGCAATATGATGCAGTTGTAATATCTGATTATGATAAAGGATATTTAAATTCACATGACATGAAAGTATTTTGTGATAATTTTAAAGGACCAATTTTTATTGATACAAAGAAGACAGAACTTTTTAGCTATCCAAATGTGTACTATAAAATCAATCAAAGAGAATATGATAACTTGATTGTTAAACCCAACATTGAAAATTTAATTGTTACTTTGGGCGAGATGGGTGTTGCTTATATGGGTAACATATACCCTACTGATAAAGTAAATGTATTTGATGTTGTTGGTGCTGGAGACACGTTCCTGGCAGCTTTAACCTATGCTATGTTGAAGTACGGGGATGTACCTACTGCAATAGTTGTTGCTAATAAGGCATCAGCAATTGCCGTTCAGCATTATGGATGCTATACTTTATCTGATGAAGAGGCAGAAAATTTATGAGAGCAATATTGCCAGGAATGAAAACATATTGTGTTGATATTGATGGAGTAATCGCTGCAAAGAATGGTACTTGTAAGACCTGTAAGTATGAAGCGAGTACTCCTATGATTGAGAATATTAATAAGATTAATAAGTTATACGATGATGGTCATTACATTAAATACTTTACCGCTAGGGGTATGGGTACATATGATGATAATGCTCAGTTGGCGGAAGCACGTTGGTTGGAACTTACAAAATTGCAGTTGAGTGTATGGAACTGTAAGTACCATGAACTTATCATGGGCAAACCATCTGCTGATTACTACATAGATGACAAGGCGGTAAATTCGGATGACTTCTTCAATTAAACATGTTCCCAAGGGGTGGGGATATGAGAAGTGGATTGTGAATGGTGAATTATATTGTGGTAAACTTCTCTTTTTTAATGCTGGGAAGAGGTGTTCTTGGCACTATCATAAGATAAAAGATGAGACCTTCTACTTACAGAGTGGTCTCATCTCTTTGTATCATGGGTTTACTGATGATTTATCTGATTCTCAAATAACTGTATTAGAACCTGGAGATAAATTTTATATACCAGTAGGAATGAGACATCAGATGATTGCTTTAGATGATTCTGAATTGTTTGAATTCTCTACACAACACTTTGATTCTGATAGTTATAGAGTTATAAGAGGCGATTAAAGGTTTAGATAATCTTCAATGGTTTTGAATTTATAGTTACCAACCCAATTCATATCTGCACAGGTATATGTTTGGTACTTACCTTTTAAATGATCTGGAAATGGGATGGTATTAATTTTACCACCCTCTTTTTTTGCAACTAAATCTGCAACATGTTGGAATGACACTGGAGATCCAGTACCAAGGTCATAAATTCCACTACCAGCATTATTGTTTAGAACAATATCTACAACATCATCAACACATATAAAATCTCTAAGGAATTTATTTGATCCACTGAAGAGATTTAACTCCCCAGTCTCTCTAATTTCTTTTGTAAATTTGCTTACAGGACTTGCTTGATTACCTTTATGCTCTTCTCCATCACCGTAAACATTAAAGTATCTAAATCCCTGAACTAAAGTGAACTGATCTATGTTGTCCATAACAGTATAATCTATCTGCAACTTTGATATTGCATATTGATTGAGTGGATTATATGTTTTAGACTTTTGATATACACTTTGATTCCCATAGACGGATGCAGACGATGCATACTTAATTGGGAACTCATATACGATCGCTTTATTTAAGAGGGCACATGAGAATCCTACATTAAAGTGCCACAATTTTTGTAAATCTTTCTCTGTAGTAGAAGATATTGCACCTTGATGGATAACTAGATCAACTTTATTCCACTCATCAAAATCTCTGAATAGTCTCCAAGCATCTTCTTGATCTACTAACATTACTTCTTCGGCAAGTTTATCTGCAAAACATTTGCCAATAAAACCTTTAGCGCCAGTTAAAATTATCATATGGTTTTGTCCAATATTATATCAAATAAATAATAATACTGCAACAATTTTCAGGATATATACAAATGGCTTTTGGATCCTTAGCAACTATCAAGCCAACTGCGCTAAACAAGAGTGAGGTTTTGTACACCGCCCCTGCAGGTCAGTTGGTAGAAGGAAAGGTATATATTGTTAATCAAAGTTCTACTGAAATTAAAATCCGTATAGGACTTTCTACGGGAGGTTTGTCTGATTTTGATAGTAATAAGGGATACATTGTTTTTAATAAAGTTATCCCTAGAGGAGAATATTATGAAACAGATCCTATTTACTTTGCTGATCAGCAAAGTGTAGTTGTTCGTGCCAATCATACCGAAGTAGCATTTACTCTTCTTGCATCTGAGACTGAGAACAGAGAGGAAGGAGGATTCCTTGCTCAAAGTGTGTCTCAATCCAGGAATAGTAGCACTATCATGTTTACTATACCTACGGACTATAGGAAGTTTAGGGGTAATTTATATGTTTGTAATAGGGGATCTTTTGATACTAAAGTGAGGGTTGGTCTTGGATCTACTCCTACAGATTACCTTGAGTATAATTATTTGGTTGAAAGGGATACTACACATGTTAGAACTGATTTAAGAGCTGCTGCTGGAGATATTTTATACATTAAAGCTGACCAAGAACTGGTTAATTTTGTTCTTAGTGGATACTATGAGAATTTTATTGCGTTCTCTGGAGATGTTGGCATTGGGTCAACACTGGTTACTACTAGTGCATATGTAAAAGAATCTGTATCAATTGGTATAACTGATCCTGGATTGGGTAATACCTTAAAAGT